TAAAGGGTGCTAACATTTTTGTTATATCTCATAAATCGGAACTGAATGACAAATTTGAAAGTGTCATAAGGTTTGATAAGGTAAAAGGATTTTCACGTATGATGTAGTCATGAATACTCCAAACTGGCAACACAACTCTGGGAAGCCACCCAAAAGAAAACTTAAACCACAGGCTCTACGTGCTGCTAAGGCAAGACGTAGACAGTTGATAAACCGTCTAATGACCTCCTCAAAAGGGAGGTTTTCTCGTATAATAGGTTCAACCGAAACAAAGCACCATGCACATGCCATCGGATTTAGGTTGGAATGCAACCTATGAAGATTACTGTTCCGAAGCACTTATTTCTGCCATCTATATGAAAGAGGAAGCAGATGAAGTCATTGTTAAACATTTAGTTGATAAAGGTGATGAAGGATGGGATTTGGATATTAATGAAGCTATTCGTCTTGTTAAGAAATTAAGGAGTAAGCAATGGTAGTCAAGCACGAAATCAAATCACAACTTGCCAAACTTCTTGCCACTGAAGATCTTATCGTTGAACATAAGAAAGTAGATACTGCTCAGTTTAATGTTCACACTCGTGTTCTTATACTCCCTAATTGGGATAAGGCAAGTAATAATGTATATGATATGCTTGTAGGACATGAAGTTGGACATGCACTTTATACACCTGATGAGTGGGATTATTTGGATTCAATACCTCAACAATTTGTAAACATTGTGGAAGATGCAAGAGTTGAGAAATTAATGAAGAGGAAATATCCTGGACTTGCTAAATCATTCTATAATGGATATAATGAACTTAATGATAATGATTTCTTTGATATAGAAAATGAAGATCTTAATACTTTTAATATTGCTGATAGGACTAATTTATATTTCAAGATTGGTTCGTTCGTTCCTATATATTTTTCGACTACTGAAAAACAGATTGTCAGTATAATTGAAAAGTGTGAAACTTTTGATGATGTGAAGAAAGCTGCATTGATGTTATATGAGTATTGTAAGAAAGAAGTGGAAAACAATACCAAAGAAGATAATGTAGGAGAGCAGAAAGGGATAAGTATGTGTGATGAAAAAGATCTCGATGAGATGACTGATGAAGAATTGTTGGAAGAATTGGAAGAATCTTCATCAAATAATGATCCTGCTCAATTAGATACTCCTAGTTATTGTGAGACAAGTACTGTTGGTGGTGTTAGTGATTTAGAAATAAAGACTCTTCAATCTCTTGAAGATAGTCTTAAAGATCTTAATAATAATATGAGTGGTGCTGAACATGTTTATGTTGAGTTACCAAAGGTAGATTTGCGTAGAATTATTATTTCTAATACTAAAATTCATAGTGGTATTGCTGGGGATTTTATAGAGCAAGAGGAAGATTGGTTAAAATCAGAACCTCTTACTATTCGGGATATATTTGGAGAAGCAGATGGTGAATTTGTAAAGTTTAAGAAGTCTGCACAAAAAGAAGTAAATTATATGGTTAAGGAGTTTGAGTGTAAGAAGTCTGCTGATGCATATGCTCGTGCTACTACTGCTAGAACCGGAGTTTTGGATACAACTAAACTTCATACCTACAAGTATAATGAGGATATTTTTAGAAAGGTAAGTATTATTCCTGATGGAAAGAATCATGGATTAGTGTTTATTTTGGATTGGTCTGGATCAATGTCAGATGTGATGTTGGATACGATTAAACAATTATATAATTTGTTGTGGTTTTGTAAGAAGGTTAATATTCCTTTTGAGGTTTATGCTTTTACTCATGAGTATCCATCATCTGAAGGGATGCATAGACTTGCTTATGAGAAGAAAGTTGGGATAGCTCTTATTGAAGAAACATTTTCTTTGATGAATTTGTTTAGTAGTAGGGTTAATGCTAAGACTTTGGACCAACAAATGAAGAATATATTCCGTATTGCACTTGCTTTTGGTCATCAATTTTATGTACCTTATAATGTTCCGATAGGTATGAATCTGTCTGGTACTCCATTAAATGAAGCTTTAATTTCATTACATCAGATTTTGCCTGAATTTAAGAAAGAACATAATCTGCAGAAAGTTCAATGTGTTATTCTTACTGATGGAGAAGCTGCTCCTTTGAGATATAGTAAGGAGTTTCAACGTAATTGGGAGTCTAATCCTTTTATGGGGAGTCAGTATATTAATGATCGTTGTGTACTCCGTAATCGTAGAACAGGACATACTTATTCTTGTGAGGGAATGGGGTATTGGGCAGATGTAACTGATTTATTATTACATGATTTACGTCAGAGCTATCCTCAGACTAATTTCATTGGTATTCGTGTTCTTACTTCAAGAGATGCTGGCCAGTTTATTCGTAGATATATTGGGCATAGTGATGAATATGATAAGGTAATGAAGAGTTGGAAAAGGGAAAAATCATTTGCTATTAAAAATTCTGGATACCATACTTATTTTGGATTTTCTGCAAATGCATTGGGAAATGATGATGAATTTGATGTTGTTGATGATGCAACCAAGGCACAAATTAAACGTGCATTTGTGAAGAGTCTTAAATGTAAGAAGATGAATAAGAGAGTATTGGGAGAGTTTATGGAGTTGATAGCATAGACACTTTGTAAAGTGTCTACAAGAGGTTTAATATACTTCTTTTTATTGTTATAATAACTTCATAAATAAAACGCTACATCATGCCTCGTAAGATTGCTTTGACTGATAAACATTTACTTACTGAATTGCAGTCTCTTTACGGTGTTGAGATAACTGCTGCCGATGTTAAAGGGTTCTGTGCCTCTCGTAGCATCAACTACCAGACTGTAACTCGTCGTTTAGAGGAGTTTAAAGTTGGAAGAGGTAAGTGGAACCTTGAAGTAACAAAAGAAAGCGTACAGCAGATTGAGAGATCATTCAGTGCTCCTGCCGTTACTCACAGCATTCAACAAAACCTTATCCCAGAGAAAGATGATACCTTCGTCAAGTTTGGTCCTTTTAGCGATATTAAGACCATTCTCAAAGCCAATCTGTTTTACCCTACATTCATTACTGGCCTTTCAGGCAACGGTAAAACGTTTAGTGTCGAACAAGCCTGTTCCCAACTCAAAAAAGAACTTATCCGCGTAAACATTACTATCGAAACAGATGAAGATGATCTCATTGGTGGCTTCCGCCTTGTTGACGGTTCCACAGTCTGGCACAACGGTCCAGTCATTGAAGCTTTACAACGGGGGTGTATCTTGCTCCTTGACGAGATCGACCTTGCCAGTAACAAAATCCTCTGCCTCCAGTCGATCCTTGAAGGTAATGGAGTTTTCATTAAAAAAATCGGAAAATTCATCAGACCAGCAAAAGGATTCAACATCATCGCAACGGCAAACACTAAGGGTAAAGGTTCAGACGACGGACGGTTTATTGGAACTAACGTGCTTAATGAAGCCTTCCTCGAAAGATTCCCTGTAACATTTGAGCAAGATTATCCTGCTCCTACTGCTGAACAGAAGATTCTTTTCAATGTTGCTGACAGTGTTGGCGTAAATGATAAAGATTTCTGTAAACGATTAGTTGATTGGGCTGACATTATTCGTAAAACGTTCTATGATGGTGGTATTGATGAAATCATTAGTACTCGTCGTCTGGTTCATATCATTCGTGCTTATGCTATCTTTGGTAAAAAGGAGAAAGCAATTGCAGTGTGTGTGAATCGTTTTGATGATGAAACAAAACAATCTTTTTTAGAATTGTATGATAAAGTAGATGCTGATTTCGAATTTGATAGGGCGGAGGATAAGGCATATGAATCTGTGGAATAATTATAAAGAAGTGTTAGGTCATACTTTTGACTTAACATTTACTCAACAGTGGGCAAACTGGAGTTCTAATGGTGCTGAATTGAGAGCAAATCTTTATACTCATCCATATTTTATTAAGATGAGAGAGACTGAGGTTTGGGATTCTAGATGTGATATTTACAATACTATCATTTACCCTAAGACTGGATCTAATCTTCCATGTTTTGGTGTAGATTTGATGAAATTTTCTGAGAAGAAGGTTATTATTGTCTTTGATTATCAACACCCTGTGGAAAATTATATGTTTTCTGTGGATGGATTGCCTAAACAGGAAGGAAATATTAGGTTTTTTGAACCTGGTAATCATTTTTCTGAAAACATTTATGTTGCTAAATGTGCTCCATCTGAGGTTGATGAACATCTTGATATGTTTAAGAAATACTTGACTAAGTTCAAAGATATGGTAGAATGTAAAAAACCAACTGGTGAAGACACTGCTTTCTATTCAGATTTTGATAAGTATATGAAGAAGTTGGATCCAGTTGCTGGATTTCTTTCGCAAAAATTTGGAAAGGAGAAAACAGGATCATTTATTGATGAGTTTTTATTCTGTTATGACTAATTCATGGAGTTTATTATACGACGTTATGTACGGACCTGATGATGAAGCAACTTACGTTCAATCGAAAAAGGAGGAATTAGAAAAAGAAATGGCAGCGCATTATTTTAAATATCATGAAGAGGAGATACTTAAGGATATTGAATCCTATGTATCTTCTACTTATAGAGGGCATTACACTGGTACTAGTCATGAGTATCGTAAGGTTCAAACCTTAGATTTATTGGCAGCACGGGACATTGCTTCTGGATTTTGTCAGGCAAATATTATAAAGTATGGTAGTAGGTATGGAAGTAAGGATGGAAAAGAAAAGAAAGACTTGATGAAAGTCATCCATTATGCTATGCTACTCTTACACTTCGATGATCATTACGGTAAACCATCTTTAACTACTGGAAATATTGATCACACAATGCCTTAATTATGAAACTTAGATCAACTGAAAAAATGAATTTATCTGACAAGACTCTGACCATCCTTAAGAACTTTGCTGGAATTAATAATTCTATTCTTGTAAAGAAAGGGAATCAACTTCGTACTATTTCTGTTGCTAAGAATATTCTTGCAGAAGCAATAATTGAGGAACAGTTTCCTCGTGAGTTTGCTATCTATGATTTGAATCAATTTCTGAATGGATTGGATCTTCACCAAGATCCTGATCTAGATTTCTCACAAGATTCTTATATTACTATTCAGGAAGGTAAGCGTAAGGTTAGGTATTTTTATGCAGATCCTAATGTTATTATCTCACCTCCTGATAAGGAGATTACACTTCCATCTGAGGATGTACATTTTCAATTAGAGAGTGCGTCTTTGGAAAAACTCCTTAAAGCAGCAGCTGTATATCAACTTCCTGATTTCAGTGTCATTGGTGGTTCTGGTGTAGTTAACTTAGTTGTTCGTGATAAGAAGAATGATACCTCTAATACATTCGCCATTGCTGTTGGTGAAACTGTTAAGGAATTTACATTTAATTTTAGAGTAGAGAATATTAAAATTATTCCTGGTGCATATGATGTGATAATTTCATCTAAACTTTTATCACAGTTTACGAATAGTCAGTATGATTTGAAGTATTATATTGCTCTGGAACCTGATTCTACCTTTGGATGACAACCATAACTAAATGCCGATTATTGGGGAGTATCTTACTTATTGTGGGTTACTTCCTCGTATTGTACGTTGATGTGAAATCTGGATGCACTGCTCGTCTTTTTGGTAATCTTTTAGTATTACCTTTTTCACTTAATTGTAAGGCATATGATATTGCATGTGTATCATCATTCTTCGCAGTAATTGACATTACTAAAATTGTTCAACTTTCTACATCATGAGTGACTTTATCTGGGTTGAAAAGTATAGACCTCAAACTATTGAGGAATGTATTTTACCTGACAATATAAAGAAAACGTTTAGCGACTTCCTAAATAAGGGTGAAATACCAAATATGTTACTTGCTGGTCCTCCTGGGGTCGGTAAGACAACAGTAGCAAAAGCACTTTGTAACGAACTGGGGGTAGACTTCTATGTCATTAACGGATCGGACGAAGGACGGTTCCTCGATACCGTCCGTAATAATGCGAAAAACTTTGCCTCGACGGTCTCGCTTGCGTCAGAAGCAAAACACAAAGTTGTTATCATCGATGAAGCAGACAACACGGGTAACGACGTACAACTCCTCTTACGGGCTTTCATTGAAGAATTTGCAGGTAACTGCCGATTCATTTTTACATGCAACTACAAGAATAAGATTATCGAACCGCTTCACTCCAGGTGTGCTGTGGTCGAATTCAGTGTTAAGGGTAAGGAGAAGCAGACGATTGCTGCTGAATTCTTCAAAAGACTCAACAACATCTTGGAGCAAGAGAAAATTGAAGCCGATAAGAAAGTTCTTGTTCAGCTCATTAATAAGCATTTTCCTGATTGGAGACGAGTTCTTAATGAATGTCAGAGGTACTCGGTCGGGGGAAAAATTGATACGGGAATACTTGCGGCGTTCTCAGACGTTGTTGTAGATGATCTCATTAAAAATCTTAAAGGAAAAAATTTCCCTGAGGTTCGTAAATGGGTGGTCGCTAATATGGATAATGATTCTTCTGTATTACTTCGTCGTATCTACGATAGTCTATACGAATCCTTGGTCCCTAATACTATACCTGCTGCCGTTCTTATTATTGCGAGATACCAATACCAGATCGCGTTCGTAGCAGATCAAGAGATAAATCTGTTAGCAGCATTAACTGAAATTATGGTAGAATGCGAGTTCCGTTAGTGAAAAGAGTTTTTGTTAATGGAACTTTTGACATTCTCCATAGGGGACATCTTGAACTTTTAAATTATGCAAAAAGTTTTGGGTATGTTATTGTTGGGATTGATACTGATGAATGTATAAAAGAAAAGAAGGGTCCTAGTAGACCCATACACAATCAGGAAGAGAGAAAGTTTCTTCTTGAGAATTTAAGA